ATGGACGCTTGCGTCCCTGCTCTCTTTCATAACGCTCTTGCTTTTTAGCTGTGCGCTCGAGACCAGCTGATTTGCGGAAACTTTTACCCTGCAACAAACCCAATTGGCCCTTCATCATTTTATCTAGCGAAAACTTACCCGACATTCTGCTTCTCCAAATACCGATACAGTTGATACGGTGTCCAAATGAACGGCTTGTTAATTCCTAGTATCTGTTTCGTATACCCAACGCAGGTGTTCAGCATAAACAATCCACGCTTAGGTTTTCGTACTTTAGACTTTACCAGAATATCGTTCTCGACTACATCGTAAATGTTTTCGACAAACATCAGCTCAATGCCGTCTGTAGACTTACCAAACGCAAGCCATTCACCTCGGTGCGGCATGACCACATAACAGTGCTTGATCGTGGGGTGCAACATCCAGCTCCACCAGTGCGGACCATCGTCCATACAGAATGCCACGTATACATCATCCCCATACATTGAATGCCATCTCTGCGCGTCGTGGTTTACGCTCAATGTAACCTGTCCTGACAGCCTGGCGTCCCTCACCTTCGCCCTGCAGCGCGTACTCGAGTGCCTCAACCGGGTGCGAGTATTCGTTCTTGTCAGGTTCATCAGTGTACTTGTCACCCGATACCTGTATGCGCCGGTAACAGAACCCACCTTGCAACCCTTTGCGGATCATCCTTGCCTTCGGGCTGATTAGGAATCGAGGTTTGCCATCCATGCACAGCTCCTTCATGGGTAGTTCCAGAGCTGCTCTCCGTAATGCTGGGTCATTAGTCAGCGTAGGAGTACAAGGTATGCCAGCAGCGCGCATAATCTTGAATGGAGTGTCAGCGTTAGCCTGGTTCTTGTTGTCGCCCGAGGGATCGCCCCAACCACGAAACTTGAACTTCGGATAGTTAGCCTCGATGTAGCGTTTGAGACTGGGCGCAAAGTCCACAGCCCCGGAATCAGTCATGCAGAATTCGTCGAAACAGACCCATCGTCCGAGTGCATCGCGCTGGATAAAAGCGCAAGCGGGAGTCCGACCAAAGTCAAAGCCAAGAACAACGGGAGTGTCACTGTTAGGCTGATAATGATCCCCAAGGCAATGTATAGAATCAGTGTAAAGTGGATGAACTGGCTTACCGCTCGAGACAAAGCCGTACTCATTCGCGAGATTAACCTTGATCCAATCATCTGTTTTCCCCTGTAGTCCGCGCCGATAGTAATCCTCGGGTAGGTTATGCAGGTTCTCTGCCTTCTCGTTGAGATACCATCCATCGCCTTCCCGATATACACCACCTGGTTGACGGTGAAACTTCCATCCTTCTGGACGTTCCTCTTCAGCCAGCTTGTAGTACCAGTGATCCTCGTCCGGGGCATTGGAGTCTCCGATCATTCCGTAGTGCGTAGGCTTGATGCCTTCCTTCATCGATGGGTATCGACCGCATCTCAGGTCCAGCATATCGACAACGCTTTTGGAATGCTCTTTGGCTTCGTTCAGCCACACCCAGGTCGTCTGTATACCTCGTGCTTTCTTGACGTGATCAGGTCGATCAAAGGCTATGAAGATGACCTCGCTGCGAACAGTCGTACCATCCCCTAGCTTGAACTGAATCTTGTGCGTAGGCGGCTCTTTGTTGCCTTGCTTAAACTCACCCAGGTCACCATGTACCTCGAGCCAGTCCTTGATGGTGGTCGAAAATAGTTCTGAGTACGTGTTCCTGGCTGCGATGATGCGTGATAGCCGGACGCCGTAGTTTGGATGCGTCTCACGAGTGACTGGTGCCTGCTCGCACATCAACTCTAGGAATTTAAGGATAACCTGGACGGTCTTGCCGGAGCCTAGTGGCCCCATGATGAATGAGTTACGTGATCGGCAGTCAGCAAACTCCTCGAGCACCCTGCCTTGCGGCTTCATTACATATTCAATCGTCGCCATCGAAGCGCTTACGTTGTACAGCAATCACCAGGTCACCGCCATCGGCACCTGTAATCTCAGTGGATTTAAGGTCTGGCATGAACTTAGCCATCATCTTGATCGATAGGTCGGCAGCAGACTTCATGCGCTGCACCTCGATAGAGTCATATTCCTGCTCAGGATCTAGCAATTTCTTAACAACATTAGCAACATGCGATTCATACCCTGATGCCTCAATCTTGTTGCGCATCTCGGCTTGACGTGCTGCCCGATTAAGCTGTGCTCTTGTCTTTGCCATTACCGAATATCCTATCCCATCCATCCTTATACGCTTGTCTGGATTGAGCGGTTGAGTTGCGCGGCTTGCTGCCTTTGCCGCCATTGTATTCAGGGAAGTGTCGGTCCCTGGTTTCCTTGTCGAGTTTATGCCTTTGATCAGACATCTTCTACCTCAGTTGGATAGGGTGACCAAAAGGATTTCCCGTATCGATCGATTGCGCGAATGTACTTAGACATTATATACGGGCTGACATCGAAAAGCGCAGCCAGGTTATCAAGCACTACACCGTTGTAATATAGATCGCGCGCTTCTTTGACCTGTTTATACGTTAGCTTCATAAAACGTATGAGACATAAACGACTAGCGCGATTAGGAATGGAATCACGTCCCAAAAAGAATCAGCCATATCTCCCTCTATGCTGGATAATGTTTTGCCATGTGTAGTATGCGCGCATTCTCGAGCTTATCCTTCGCACATAGATCCAGGTACTGACTCTGCGTCAATCCTTTCAACCGACCAACCAGGGTACATACCACCTCCAGGTTCTCGATGTGCTGCTCTTTGTTACGTGCACAAAACATAGCGCGTTTTACCGTCTCACACATTGGGTTAATCCCAGTAGCTATGACGTGTCCTAGTATAACACGATCAGTGATTCTTAAACTATTTTAAAAAAAGATCACGAAAAGTGTTGACACCCTGAGATACCTATGCAAGTATGCAGTTGTCGGGGAGGGAAACACAGACACACCGACAGCCAGCTGGCAAAGCACTGACAACCGAGAGGCTCAGGGAATCACGACTTACTACAGTGCACTCATGGGGAGTGTGCTGCACTAAGTCAATCAAGGGAGATGACTATGTTTGTAACATCTAATGCTGGTTTCGATATGTTCAATCGCGCTGTTGCTCGACGCGATGTGCCAACTGACTATTACTCAGGCGGCATCTTCGATGGCCTCATTGAGGTTTTCGATGAGTATTTCCATTGCGCTATCGCTCATAACAAAAACGGCTGGGCGATTTACCCGCTTAACCGCAACCCAGACAATACCGAAGACGGACCTCGACATCCGCTCTTTGGTTTGTACTTCGATACAGCCGAAGAAGCTGGGGGTTGGGCAGCGAGCATTGCTTACAAATCTTGACTGATGAGCCTGGCTGGTGACCAGGCGAAACACCCTCCGGGGTGTCTCAAGAAACCAAGGGAGAAGTACAATGGGATTAGACGACCGTATCGAGCAGTACAATACCATCCTCGACAGACTTGACGAGACTCTCGCAGAGCTTACTCGGGCTGACTTACACTGCGCCCTGACTGATATCCAGGGTCAATCTGTCATCCAGCTAAACCAAATCCGTGACGCCATGCTAAGTGACCTCATGGACCTAGAAGAGAGAGCCTACTCATGAGACCAAAAACAATTGGCAAGGTAGTTCAATTCATGATCGGAGGTGACGTGGCTGAAGAGTCCGTTGTCTTCGGTTCCCGTTTTTCACACGAAGGTAACCTGGCACTGCTCGAGGTGCTGGTTAAATCAGAAGGTCAGAACTGGTGGATTCCATTCAGCACCATTCAACCCAGTGCATGTAGCACTGCGAGTTGCATAAGGTGGAAAGCATGACAACAATCGTATTTGATAGTTTGGAGAGTGCTTTGCGCTGGTGTAAAAATCATGATGTCAGCACCAAGTACATTGAGAATCTGCAGGGCAGCTGGCTGCTGAAGTATCCTGGCACTCATGATCCCTACGAGGGAAACCAATGACAGCTGCAATTAATTCTGAGTACCACATGACATACTCCGAGATCGCTGAGGTGCTCGGAGTTTCTCGTCAACGTGTAAAACAGATTGAACAAGACGCCATGCGAAAATTGCTTGAGCATGATGATTACGCAGCCTGGGCTGAGTTTAGTTCCAGCTCTGAATCTCGTGATCCGGATCAGCTTCTTTTTTTCTGACTTCATCGCGGTAATGTGCCGCGATTTCCTTTCTTACCGCTTCGGTAGTCTTGTAAATCTCATTACTTGTTAGGCGCAACTTATCCATGCGCTCATCCCCATACATCTCTCTCAGCCACTCGTGGAAAATTATTGGCTGTTCGGTCATATACCGATGACAGTAGTGGCACATGGAAACTGCGTTTGACATAGCCCATCGCAACCGCTTGTTACGTCGCCCAAAAATATGACAGCACTCTAGTCGCCCTTGCTTGTGGCAGTGCAAGCACTCACCATCGCGCAGTCTTACAGCCCTGCTAAATTCTTTATCCGCTGGCCCGTTGTTGATCTTTGCCATCTTGGTCTCTCGTGTATTGACGCTCTCGGAGAATAGCCTTCTCGCTGTTGCCGCAATCGCACGACCAGCCATCCAGCTTGTGGGGATACTCTTTCTTAAACTGCGGCACCATGATTTTGTAGCATTCAGTGCATTGCATCTGGGGTAAATACGATGTCATATCCGTGTCCACCATCATCAAGTAAAGCGGATACCCATACCTCCGCGAAGTCATCCAAGCTTAAATCGATCGTGATTCCATTAGCCGCCCAACCTAGCACATACACATCACAATGTTTTGGATTCTTGCCACTGGTTGCGCCACCAATATCCTGTGTCTTTATGAGCGCTTGACCGCCGCCTGGTAGCGGACAACTGATTATCGGGATCATGCGTTCACCTCATCGATGCCGACTTTGAATCGACTATGCTCTCCGTAGTCCTTATCAAGCACAACGCAGGACATCGACCTGGCTGAACCAAAGCCCGCACCTGAATGGTAGCTGTCAGGTGGGCAGAGCACCCCCAGGCTTTCCAGGTGCAATCCGCCTAGCTCTGTCACAGTCTTATGATGGATATGACCGTGGAATAGATAGCGGTACTTGGTTCTACCCCAAGCTTCAGCGTAGTCCCTGGTCACCGCTTCGTACAATCGCTGCGCGTTTATCCTGTCACCGTGATGCATGACTACTAGGTTCTTGCCCCACTCGAAGTCGATCCACTTGTTGAAGTTATCAAAGACAACTACGCGCGGCTCATCCGAGAAGTACAGGCGCATCATT